CGCGCCGCCCAGTTCCACCTCTGGTTTGGAGAGCTTTTATTCTGTGTGTCCTACCACACCGCACGCGAATTTTTAAAGAGCAGGACACCGCACACCGCACTAAAACGGCAGGTTGTCCTACAACACCCATACGACCTTATTAAAGATAATAACATATTAATCCTGCAATTTCAAGTCACGAATTCACTAATACGAACCCGTGATAACCCTGATTGGTTCTGAGCGCAATTTATCGGCAGAATCAAAAGCACCTGGTCTTATAATAATTTCTACCCCGGCTATTGGCTGGGGTAGATATCCCTTTATTTCTGAATAGGTACTCGCGCCATCCTCATTCACGGTTTTTAAGAAAGAACCGCCATAAACACCAAATCTTTTTTTGAGTACCATAGCACCGCCTTCGTTCACGCCCTCCGTTTGTTCTATTTGTATAGATGTATTATGTGAATGCCCAAACACTACTACATCTGCATCGTGCGACCATAGCCATCGTTGCATTTCAAGCGCTTTAGCACCAGCGAGCTTACCACCAACGTAACCATGATGCAGATTGATTTTTATCATTGTGGTCTGAACGCCTCTTTTGAAATAAAGCAAACTCCACCCATAATATCCCAAACCAAGCGGATCTTCCTGCTTCATGCCCGCCATTTTCTTTACTTCGCTTACGATCTCAGAATAAATGTCTCTTTCATAAAATCTATGGATCGCTGTTTCGTGATTCCCTTCTATCAAACCCAAACATTTTTTGGCTATTGGTTTTACATAATCCAAGAACCTGTTTTTTTGCGCGGCAACCAGGTCGCCCATATCCTTTATGCCTATCCAGTCCGCTAAAGTTCCAGTGTTGCTTCTCGGATCGCGCAGGTTAATAAAATCGCAGTAATCACCCATTCCATACCAATATGCGTTCGGGTCCTTTTCAACCCTCTCTATAACCCTTTTCAGCCTTTCTTCGTCACACGCCCTTGCGCCTATATGTATATCCCCGATAGGCACGATCGTAAATTCTGTACTTCTACTGGGAACGCTGAATCTTCGTTTTAGTACACGCATGGTTTAAGCCTCTATTAATGTTAAGGTTCAAGATGTTAACTGCCCGTTATCCCAATAGCCGCCGCAATTGCCGCCGCAGCCGCTATGATTGTATTGGTAATATCCCATTTTTTACTTTCCTTGTTGAGAATCTTCAAATTCAAATTAGTTTCAATCATGCTATCCTCAAGCGCCCTTACCCGCACGTCTATTTTGTCATTAAATGCTTGTTGTGTTGTGATAAATTTCTCTAACAATCCGCGATCACTGGCGCGGTCTTTTCTGTCATCTTTTATCATGTTCAAAATTTGTTTGAACATTTCGCGATAGGATAACGATTTATCAATGTCTTTAAGGTCATCTGCGGGTTTACTAACCATGTTTGCTCCTATGATGTTGAATTAATTGCTTTCACGCTTGCTGCCTTTTTTCTTATGAATGGCAGTACCATATTTTTTATCCCATTTCTTGGCTATTTTGGGATGATGGATGTGCATATAGGCTCTTTGTGCTTTTGATCTATAAGGCATGTGATTCTCCGAATACTACTTTCTCAAGTCTTGCTACCCGCTCTTCAAGTGTCAACGTCAATTCCCCTGTGATCCGCTCCACATACGCCGGCGAACCGTAAATCCAGCCCTCGCCAATGTTCAGCCAATCCCCGCTAACCTCGCTGACCGGATAAATCTTGTCCTTCACCGCATAGCCCAGAATCGTTGCGTTCAACGATGGCGCGCTCCGCCTGCGCAGGTTGGTAATAAGAACTTTTACTTTTTGCACCATTTCATCTATCTCCTCTTCCTCAGGTATCTCCCCGCCCGTAAACTGCTCATATTCCTCTTTCGATCCAAGCCAGGCGTTCAAGTCCAATGTTGGACCTGGTAATCCAAAACTGCGCCCGTCTCCGATGCCATCATCATCAATGTCCCCATTGCTCGCATACTGCCAAATTAATGCCTTGCCTGTCCAGCCGTAATCCTTTATCCTGGTAAGCACATTCGGTATCGTATTGCTCGTATACCACGCAAGCCATAGTGGTCGATTCCTGAATTGCGGGCTGAAGAGTTTTAGCATTGATGTCGAGCAATAGATTCCGTTGACCCGCCCGCTCAGTTTGTCGAACTCGTCAAAAAACGCCTGCGCGATAACCTCTACCCTTTTCCATACTGTTTCCACTCTCGGAGCGATGGACGCGCTTTCAATGTCAAGGAAAAGTAAGCCTTCATTATCATCTTTCAATAAGTTCCAGCACTTCTCCGCCTGCATCCTGCCCCACTCAATATCCGAAATTCCGATAGCTGAGGAATTTGTGTCGTGATTGGAGTAGTAATCCAGATACCAATAAGGTATTCGATACGCCTTGCCTTTCAAGCCTGACCAGTTAATAACAAACTTGGAATCTGTTACCCGTCCGTAGCCGACCCGCACCGCAACAAAGTGCGTATCATGGAGCTTCGACCAGTCAATTAATCCATTGTACTGGCTGACATCAATTCCTCTTATTTCAAAGTCCAGATATTTCATCTCACATCACTCCATAATCCGACAAAAATACGCCCGCCACGCCAATAACTTCCAATTCTTCATAAGTTCTGCCGCTGCCCCCGTTATATAACCAGGTTCTTTCATCTGCGGTTAACAATCTACGGTAAAGAAATGCCTCGTCTATCAAGCCATCATAATTTCCAGACCCGCTACTAAGAGCCCCGGATCTGAAAACGCTGGAATTATCGGAAATACCAGTAGAATGAGCAACTGTAACTGGCGTTCCGTTATTTACGCATATTCCAATCAAATCATTCACTGAATCGTGCCAGGCTGTAACAAAATACCATGTAGCCAACGAAAGCCCAGCGCCCCAAGACACTATATGTTCAGTAGCGCCACCCCTAACCATAAACCTTGGGATTCCAGTAGTAACTGTTATATCAATTCGATATTCGTGTTTATCAACCTCCCACTTACCTAATATTTGACTGTTAGACGCGAAACTTTCGAGCTTTACCCAGACGCCGATTGTCATATTTTCGTCGCCAAAAGACAGACTTGGGTTGTCGGCAATTTCCAGGTATTCGTTGTTGGCAGATTCAAAATCGGCGGCATTGCCTATTTTCCCCAATTGGTACAACACTGTATTTACATCGGTCAGATGATTTGTTCCGTGAGCATCGTAGCGCGTACCACTGGTTTCGTCGAACTTCCACCAACTGATCAAGTTTGCTTTTCCAGGATTCTGTTCCATCTCATCACCCCACCGGATACCATACCATTACCCCAATCAGGTAGGCATCCACATCCAACGTATCATTGGTTGCGTCATCGGCTTTTCTGCTTGCCCTGAATTGAACCAGATCTCCAGCAACTGGCGTTCCCGCAATGGTAATCGCGGCCGTTAATGGACTGATGTAAAGGTCATAAGTCGTGCCGCCCACGTCATTGGCGTACTTCGCTGTACCCTGTGCAACGTCCAAAGCATCATCATTACTCATTGCAACTGCCTGCAGCCCCCAGCTTACGCCAAAATTAGTGGTGGTCGCAGGATGTAACCAATAAAACTTTGCGTAAATTGTCCCGCCAGAATAATCATCGGGCATCGGGATATTTGCATAGGCATATTCGATTGTGGCTTTGTCAAAGGCGCAGTAATCGTATACGTTTTTGTTTGTCGCCATTTCGATTGGTGCTGAAGCCGCGCAGCCGCTTGTTACGGTCGGTTTCCAGCCGCCGATCCATAATTGCTTATGTAGCACCCCGCTAATTGCGGTAAGACCTAACAAATTCTCGCGCGTTATTTTCTTCGTTTCCGCCGGACTGGTTACATCCACTATTGCAAGCAGATCATTATATGCCGGCGCGGTTAGGGCGGTTAACAAACTAATTTTTGTGTCTGCCATTATTACTCCTTAAGGTAAAATCCTCGTTATCACTCCAGCGGATTGGATACTGACAATACCGGAGATATTGTCAACAATTTTATCGTTGTCTGTTAGTGTTCTATCGGTAAAATAGGTCAAATCGCTTTTCCTCACAACTGGAGCTTGAAATAGAAGCCCTTCCGTTACTCCAGTGCCGCCTATTCCTTCAGAATGTATCTGCGCCATTTCAGCATCGCTCAGTATTCGGTTATAATGCCGTGCATCGGCAAGTTTGCCGAAAAATGGATAATGATAATCTGAAGGTGGATCAATTGAGCGTATATTACCTATTGCATAATTAGCTCCCTTTAAGCTTTTCGGAGCTCCAACAGCGGGAACTTCAATGATTGTAGTTAAAAGAATTCCATTAATATAAAATTTTGCCGTTGTCCCTTCTATTGTTAATCCCAAGCTAGACCAATTATTAGGAAACATTGAGCCAGAATAAGATGAATATTGTAATGTTCCGCTTGTACTACAAACAATAGTAAGATAGAAACGATAACCATTAGTTTCATTGTATCCCAATCGCCATTCAATTCCGCCGGCATTATCAATCCATGTGCATATTAAATTACCCCAAACCCCAGCCGTCGAATCTGGATAAGCCCAAATTGTCATGGACTGCTGGGGTAAGTCTTCAAGCGCAGGAATGCTTCCGAATGTAATGATGTCGGTTGATGGAGCATTAAATTCAGCGGCAATTAGCGAATTACTACCAAAAACCAAACTGTCCGGAGCTTTGCTCAAGGTCCACGAATAATCAATGACATTTCCATCGCGGATATTAAAATCGACTCCATGCACGTAATATTCATCATCAATGTTCAGTCCGGTTTCTTTCACATTTATGATATCTCCAATATCGATTACCAAAAAGGCGAACATCAATGCTACTGAAATATTCGCTATCATTGCAACTCTTGTTAAATTTGTGTGGGGGTTTTTTCTGTTGTAAAGAAGTTTTTTTGCCATCGCATCTCCCTGTTTTGTATCACGCTGATATAATTGTGTGATGTTCAGCTCATTAATGCCATAAGCAGTAATGCTTGTGCTGTCAGTTTTGGTCACTTTAATCGGCGAATCCTGATAAACCGCCTTGCCTTTCAGATATAAACGAGTAACATAACCAGTATATCCGCTCGCATTTGTAAGCTTTACCTCTGCCTCTGCCGTGTAAAATGTCACACTAACCGTCAGAGAAGAAGTCAGATCTGTACCCGTACCGTCGCTTTTCGTGTTCATCAAATAATCAGTGTTCGCGACAGGTTGAGAACATGAGCTAGTTATCGCATTGCAGGATTCTTTTGTGCTTGCATTCTGATATTTAACCGTGATTGTCTTTGTTTCGTTTGAGGATAAAACAATCGGTGTTCCCAGTGAGTAAATTGTTTGTTCAGTTGCATCCACTCGCTTTGGATAAGCCGTTACCGTTATTTTATTCAGAATGTCCTCACCATGCTCACGGAAATAATTTTTCATCATGCCATTAAAATCAGCATTAGTCGCCGCGTCCAGAATTATTTTGCCCCCGCCTTCAGTAAGAATATATCCACCGTCTTCTTTAAGTAGATAGCCGCTATCCGCAGTCAGTACAGGTATTCTGCTTACTGCCCGTAATCCATTTCTATCATTTTCAGTCTCGAATACCAGTGTTTCACCATAAGTTTTATCATGCCGACAGTAAAAATAACCATTTTCGCTCAAAATCACTTTATTGAGCTCAGTTGCCGCCGTTGTGGTCATAGTCATGCTATCAAATGCAGCTGGAAATTCGTATTCGCCATCGCTATAACTGGTTGCCTGTGGAGTTACTCCAACCGCGTCCACAATGGCATCCACTATATATCCGCCCCTCTTTTCGGTTGCTATGGAGAGCTGATCTATTTTTTTATTGTAGGCGTTATACATCCAATCAGATACAGTGACACTGGCTATATGTTTATTATATGTATCATCAACAAGATTAATATCCGTAACTTTGCCATAGAATCTTGTATAATCCACGCCATCATAAGCAACAACCATTTTCACATTTGTGTTCTTTGCCCAGCCGGTCAAAACATTCGCATCATCCGGATCGAAATAACCTACCGTACCACCAGTCATATCGCAATTGCGCAAGTCCATTTTCAATTCGCCAATTTCAGCCAGCCGGTCAGTATATTCGTTAGATCTCATTCCCCAATGACCATGAACAGTATTTTGGTTGACATAATCGGTGATTTCTACCCATGCCGTGCCGGCATTGTTATAGTAATAATATTTGATGCTGGTTGGCTCAACCCGTGTCATCGGCTCACCTTTTGAAGTTCCTGAGCAAAATATTTGGCGCTCAGCCTCGCAAATCTGTCATAATCAAATGGCTGTGATTCGATCCTATCCGAATCTCTATTAATATTCACATACTCTCCGGATGTTGCCCCAATTAAGAAGGAATCATTTGGATAACCAGGAGGTACGCGCATTGAAAGACCAGTTGCGGCAGGTGTAATGATATTCTCGTTGATATTTTGTTCAAGACGAGGATTAATAGGATTGTGTTTATCTATAACAATTTTTTCAGTCACCGTACGTATGGTATAAGTGAAAGTCTTTTTGGTTGGCAATCCATTAATTTGATTTGCCATTATTCCCATTTCAGACATAACCTTGCGCATTTCATCCACTGCGGTTTGCGAGTAAACGCCCCATTTCACACCCTGGTCAAGCAGCATATTCGCTTCTTCAGTTGTCAATCCATCCGCAGCAAGAAGTTGCTCCAGGTATCCGAGCATGATAGTATTTTTTGCTAATGTATGCGCATCAACATTATCTTGTAGTGCCTGCTCGTTTTCATCCAATTTTCCGTTGATTTCCTCAAGCCGTTTACCAGTAGCGGTTGCCTGTTCTGCCATCAATTCTTTGCGTTCCTCGGTAAGCCGTTCAAGTGTGTCGTTATATCTTTCTTCGGCATTTTGCAGTGATCCGGTAAGAGACATCATTGATGTGGCTGATTCATTAGCTGCATCTTTTGCTTCATTGATTTCTTCTATTCCCTGGCGCAATTCTGGATGTAATTCAAACCATGCGTCTGCCTGTGCATTTAGACTATCAGTCCATGCCTGATTAGCCCTATCCGCCTGCTTCATTGCATTGACTTCTTCGGCTGTCAATAAGATTCCATCCTTCATATAACCGAGGTGCTGATCATAAACAAGTCCGAGCCGTTTTAATTGTTCTTTTTCGTCTTGTAATCCTTTTATATAATGAATTGTTTGTTTCGTGAGTTCATTCTTTGATTCGATCAATCCTGTTTGTGCTGGCAATAGATATTCGCCGATAATCGCCGCTAAATCCTCTTGTAAAGCCGCCTGTATTCTCTGCTGATTCGCCAATCCTTCACTTGTGCGTTCAAAATCACCCTGTGCCAATGAAGTTTGTTCAAGAATCAAAGCATACGAAGCCTGTGCCTTCTGCGCCGCGCTGAGCGCGTCAACGCCATCCCATATACCAAGCTCCATTGCCTTTTGTTCAATGATCACCTGGTTCAAATTCACACCAAGCGTGCGAAGCGGCTCAACCTCACCTGATAAACCTGAACGCAGTTTATCAAGCACTTCTGTTGGGTCCATATTGTTAAAGGATGCCAGATCGCTTGCCAACTGCACCAACGTTGTGGACATTTCGGCGGATTTTTCTTCCGTGATTCCCATTGCGCGAAATAGATTGCCATAAACAGAGGCGCCAGCCAATGCTGCTTCATTGCTCATTCCCATTGCTTCGGCTGCGTTTTCACCAAATGCAAGAACCTCATCGGCTGCATCGCCAAAGACAATTTTTGTTTTAGATTGCGTTTCCTGCATATCAGAAGCAGCAGTAATGGCAACTTTTGAATAATCAATCATTTTATTGATTGCTACGCTAGCGAGCCCTATTGCACCGGCGCTTGTCAGACTAAATCCTGTAACTTTTTGGAAGCTGTTAGAGAGCTTGCCAAGTCCAGATTTTGACTCCGCAAGCCCCTTATTCATTTTGCTTGTATCGGTATATATTTCGTAAAAAAGGCTGCCTATCTTCTTCGCCATTTAGCCCTCACCATATTATTTTCTTCCAATTCAGCCTGCCTTTTTGATCGGGCATCCTCTATCTGATAAAACTCAAATAACCTCGATAGAGATAAACTCGCAATATAATCCAACGTCCATCCAAATCGCTCCGCAAGTGTCCATTCAATTAATTCGAACGGAGCGGGTTCGCCTGCTTTTCGCAGTGACAGGTAAACCCGCTTACTTAAGAAGGGTCATCAAGCGGCGATGATGCTTTTTTTAGAAAGGCTTTGAGTAGCTTTCGATAATCGAGTGGGCTCAATCCAGTAAGCTCATCAATTGTCAATCCACACATCCGCGCCAGAATTTCGTCTGATTCTTCCTGTGTGGTTTCCTTATCAAACAACCTGCGATAATCCTTGATTGTGCCTACTTCAAAATCGAATTCAATTTCTCTGCCATCTTTGGTAATGAAATCAGCCATTAGTTTGTTCCATCAACGCGTGCGCCGTTCTGCTGGAAAGGAACGCTAACCGTTACCACATCCTCATAAGGATAGCTATAAGATGCACCCATGCAGATTGCTGGCATAGAGTATTTTGGTTTACTCGTGGCTGTACCTTCCGGCTGCCATTGGAGCGTGCCGGATTTTCCTTCTACGCATTCGATCGAGTAGGATGCAGTTCCACCCGTCCCCGATCCAGCCTGCAAAAGTGCCTCAAAAGCTGCTGAACCATCTTTCACGCCAGTGATATAGTTCTTGTTGGCATCCGATCCCGATGTTGCGTCTATCAAATTGATAGATGGCGTATACGAGAATGAACGCTGATTGCCCGACAATATAGTTGTACCTGTCGGGGTTGTCCATGTTACAACGAGTGCTGATCCTGAATATTCTGACATTTTATATCTCCTATGAACCTAATCTGATTCGATAAACACCGCCGGCATTATGTATCCTCTCGCCATTCGGTGTGATCTCAAAGTATTCAACTTCTGACTCTAAAGAAGTCCAGAAGTTCGTCCATCCTGTTGCTGTCACGCTGCCCGCGTGAAACAGGTTATCAATTTGCGTGGCGATATTCCCTGCCGCCGCGCTACTTACATCTGTATATCCCCTAATATAAACCATCGCGTCTTTCATTCGTGAAGGGGTTTGATTCTCCTCAATCTGTGATTGATAAGAGAAGACCACATGCGGTAATGGCGCATCATCCGGCGCGGCGTTATAATAAACGCTTGCCGTACCTGCCAGTAACGATGTGAGTGCAGTGCCACCTATTAATTTTGTGTAAATTGCACTTGTGAGTGCGTTCATTTCGTTAGATCCTCCCATTTTTCACCGGAGTTGTAACGCCGCGCCACTTCTTCAGCCGCCGGTGTCAAATACGGACGCTCGCCGCCTCTTCGCACTTTACCAGGATACTCTACATAAATCGCATAATCTACGCAAGGACCTACATGAGCATATCCCTGCTTCTTTGGTGATGGGAATTTCTCAACCGTGGCGCACGCATTCTTTTCCGCGACATTGCTTGCTACATCGCCAAATGATGATTGATTACCGCCGGAGAATGCCCCTTTTTTTGTTTCTACGTAGATCGAGTTACGAAGTGCTGTTGTTTCATACGGCGCTTTTTGTTTCGCTTCTGCCTCAATCTCAAAAGCAATCATGCGAATGATCTGATCGGCATTAACATCAAGCGCTTTCATGATCCGGTCGACTTCGCGAGTATCAATGCGCATTTTTTTGCTCATGTAACCTCTTCCAATTCAGCGCGCACGCTAATATTCCAGCTTCTATCCGCTCCCTTGACGCTTTTGACGTTATATTGATGATCTTCCGTTGCGAATCTATTGGCAGTGGTAATCACGGCATTATATGGCAGAGTAAGAACAACGGTTTCAAATGGAACATAACCGCCGCCCGCCTGCAATTTTGTTGCTGAAACATAATCAATCCGGCAATCGTAGGTTATGCTGCCCGCCCAGACTTGAGTATAACCACCCTGTCCATCGCTAGTTCTTGTTACAGATAGAACTGTACCAGTATCAGGTAATGTATCAATCAGTTGCTCACGCATATAGGCTAATTGCGTTGCATTGATGAAACTCATTCCATATCTCCCCTATAAATAATTGTACTGATCGGCTTCGCCATACTACGCAGCCGCCCAGCCTGTTTCATGCAGTGATCATAATATTGACTTCCATTGATCCTGTGATTATCACTTGACCAATCAATGGAATTGGCAGCAGCCGCCGCCTTGCGCTCCCAGATATCGGCTGCCGCGCCATGCACGTCATAAGTATGTCCACTTGCATAAAATGCAGTCCCTTTTGTGTCGCTGGCGAACTCAACAAGACCCCTATTATAATCAACTGAATAAAGAGCCGTGCTCACCGAAGAGCCATTGGCGGTTTGCAGATAGAAAACCGTACCACTTTCAAGGTAAGGCTCAGTCCAGAAACGCTTATATTCTACGCTCCCAACAGCCTGCGCTGGTTCAACTTCTATCGGATCGAACTGGAAATCGCGTCTGTGCATATCCAGTAGATCTTCAATATGATCATCTGTCCAATAGATTTCAGCGCCAATAGTAAAATCATCCGTTCCGGCGTTTCCAAGCACACGTGCTATTTGTATGATATTGCTCATTCCGGTTCTAGCCATAATTACACCCTATATTTGATGTGGTCTTGCCAAAAAAACTTTTTCATCATTTCAAAACGCTTCTGTATTGGCATTATTCCGTGCCATCCCTTTATTACCAATTTGGTAACCTCGTTGACATTCACAGTAGCGTTGAAGCGATCATCCATTTTGAATACAGTTTCTTGATACTTTTTAGCCAGTTCATTGAAACTTCCCTGTTCAAACCATCGTTTATCTCCAGGATAAGTGGCGATCCAATCATCTATAAACCTTCGTGATTTCTCGCTATTCCTTACAAAGAGCACGCCAACATTGAGGTGTGGAGGTATTCCATTCGCGTCATGTTCGCATGCGCCTATGTCTCCCTCAACCGTGAAGGCACTGCGCAAGTCAACATTGAAATTACATATCGCGGCATCTGTGTCAAGCCAGAATACATACTCATATCCCTTTGCAAGCGCGTCCTTTATCATTGCTATTTTGTGCCAGGCTCCAGTCATAACATCCATACCCGGTATATAATCGCCGAAATAAAGCTGAAAATCCATCTGCCATGCCCGTGCATAAGCCGCGTGTCTCTGCATGGTTATTCTGAGCATGTCATAGAAAAGACCGGAATGTTCAATATCCGGCGTGTATGCCTGTTGTAGAAGTATCGCGTCTCTCATTGCAGATTCTCCTCAATGTCCTTTAGCACTGGTTTCCAATATTTCTCATAAACAAGGTTCGCATCATACTGCTCTGCGCCCCTGCGCGCTTTGATTTTCGATGATGGGTGCATATACTCCACATTCAGCTTGCGTTCAATTGCTTCTACTCTTGGCAGATATTGATAAGCGTTTTGCGAATAGTAGAACGGAAAGGCGTCACTTTTGTCGATCTTGTGACCGCTAAAACATAGCTCACTCATTGCCGTCCAATCACCAACGATCACCGGAATGCCGCACGCCTGTGCTTCCACAATTGGGATACCAAATCCTTCGCCCATGCTTGCTAGCAGAAATACATCCATCGAGTTATAGAGCTGCTTCATAAACTCTGCTGGAGCGGTCATGTGCGCGAAATACGGGTCAGTGAATATCACATCTTTGCCAATTTCCAGTCCATTTTGTATGCACAAATCTCTAAAATTCACCGCGCCTTGCATGTTTTCGCCTGATAGCGTGTGCAATAGATAAATAGATTCGGGATGCTTTTGCTTGAACAAAGTAAACGCGCTTATCATTTCGACAAATGATTTTCTTGAGGGGAACGCACCTTTATTCATCGCTACCGTACCTATAATGTACTTGTCTTTAGGAAGTTTAAGAATTTCGCGTGCCTCGTTTTTATCCATTGGGGCAAAAACGCTTGTATCTACTCCATGTGGTACATAATAACAATCAAGACCTTGTTCCCGTGTTTGCGCTACCCCATACTGGCTCATTGCAATGCGCTTGTAGGCAGCAGTCAACTTATCTCTTACCAGCGGGGGCATTGGAAATGAATCAACCGGATACCAGGGTATCCACTTGAATCCAAAAGGAATTGAGCCCGTTTCGATTACCCAAGAATCTGTGAGCGTAAAGCAGACATTTGCGCCAAATCGCCTTGTGTGTTCAATCCAGATATCTTGAGCATAAGGATGAAGCCCGCCCGGAAATATGGTTATCCCGTTATAGGTAAGCGCATTTCCAGTCAGCCCTGCGTATGCAATGATAGCGGGTTCATGACCATCCGCCTTCATTCTCGGTACAAACAAATTTGTTTGTACCCCATAACCACTGCCCCACCATGGAGCGTTGCTAAGCCACGTAAAACGCATCATTCCACTTTCATTATGTCCCGTAAACCGGGCGGCAGGGGTGGGACGACCCTTTTTGGCGATATCTACCTATCCGCCCGGATTATGTCGTTATTAGCGACCCATTACGGCATTGATGCCAACGGTTACGATTGTGCTGGTAGCATTCACAGCAGTACCGATAAATCGTGCAGCAACATATTCGCCGCCGTCAACCCAACCATCAGAGATTGTGATTGAGCGTACAGTTCCAGCATTCCAAGCCGATCCAGCCGCCAATGTGCCTATCGTACCGTTTACGGCATTATTGGAAATGGTAACAAGCTCGAAGTCATAGGCAGAGCCAGCAGCGAGAGCCGCTGAACTGACTGCGAATGCTTCAGTAATGGTGAAACCGCCACCTTTTGCATCAGCCGGAGCTTTGCAGAATGGATAAACGGTTGTGCCAACCGCAATCGTGCCTGGTCCAAGTACAAACGAAGATGAGAAGTGATTCATGTCATATCTCCTTATACCGTCGGTGCAGTAGCGTCAGCGACAAGGGTAATACCCAGCGCCGGACGCCATAGACCAACAGCATAGATAGCGGACATGTTGATCTCATATCCGCGCCGTGAGGCGTCACGTTCGATCTCAATGGTGATCGGCTTGCGCCAATCAATGGCAATGGCATCCCGTGGGAACACGCCTCCATAGAAATCACCATCAGTATCAGCAGCGGCATAGACCTGGTACATTGGAACGCCCATGAAATTCGAGACGAATCCGCGCCGGGTCATTTCCTCAGTGAAACCAGCAGCCTGTGCGACTGAAGAAGAACCAGCCACAGAAGCTGCCTTTGCCAGTACCTGCCATTGATAACCATGAATCACGCATGCCAGCGGTACAGCATTTGATTTATTAGCGCTGCGCGCACGTGCAATAGCAGCCGATACGTGACCCCAAACAATGGCAGTGCCTGCGGTACCAACAGTCCCGCCAGTCAAGTCATTGAGCAAACCAATCAGGTCTGATTCAACTTTATCGGCAGCCGCGAGACCCAGCTCGCGTGAGGCATCGGT